CTCCTCGGGCTTCTCCTCGGGCTTTTCCTCGGGCGCGACGCCCGGCGGCTCCTTCTCCGGGAACTCCTTGCCTACTTTCATCGCGTGGTCCTCCTTGTTCTTGGCGTCGGAGGCGGTGAAGCGACCGCCGTCCTCTTCGTAGTGTTCAGCCGCTTCGCTCATGATAAAAGCTTTGAGGTTTTTCACGCTCTCCAAGAGGATGGCGACCTGTCCGCAGCTCTCGTCCTTCGGATCGCTCTCGGCCTTCTCTCTGTCGATCAACGCTTCGATGGTCATGATGGCCTGAATCGCCATCTCCATGTCGATCGCCTCGCCCGTTGACTTGATCAAAGGATCGCCCACGCCCACCCCCTTCCCGGAAGAATCCGCCTCCACGGCCATCCCGCTCACGGCCTTGACGATGGAAATGGCCGTTGAGGGGTTGGACCCGGAGTCCACGAGACTGACCTCTGTTATCTTTTCGAGGTATACGCGGGTGACCGGGCCGCCCTGGCCGATCTCCACTTTTCGGCTTTTTGCCTTCCCCCCGATGGAGAAGAACTGCAGGATTCCGTCCAATACTTTCTGCTGGGTGTCCTTCGCGCCGGCGCTCACCATCGCTTTGAGGCCGATGGCCTTTGCCGCGTCGTCGGTCATGACTTCGATCGCCTTGCCGACGGCCTTGGTCGGGTCGTGCTGTTCCCGGATGTTCCCGCGCCATGAGGCAAAGGCGGATTTCGCGGAGCCATAGTCCACGATCTCCCGGTCCGCGTCCTCGGTCTCATCCGTGGCGACGCCCATGACGAGGAGTGAACCGTCGGCCTGGGGTTCGGCCTTGGCGATCCGACAAGTCCGGACGAACCCGTCAGCGCCTCGATGTTCCATTGGGACCTCCCTTCTTCGCAATATAAAGCGCCGGCCTGGGTCTGTCTACGGCCCGGGCACGACGAGAGTCAGGGTGGAGCCGGGGGGCAACTTGCCACCCCTGGCGTCCGCCAGCCAACGGGAGACGGCCACGGAGAATTCCGTGGCGTGGGGTTCGACGAACGGCCCGACCTCAAGGAAGGTCTTCGGGGTGGCGTTCTCAGGCTTCTCGCTCGTCGCCTTCGTTTCGACATTTGCCTTTGACATTTTTGTCCTCCGATTGAGATATCAGCCTTTCAAGTTCCTTGCCGGGAAGCGTCGCCGGTTAGACCTCTTCCCCCTCTTCTCCATCGTCTTCGCCCGACATGTCCTCGGGGAGAATCTCTTCGAAGGCGCGGGTACAGTTGTGGATTAGGATACCGTCCGCGAAGTATACTGAACTAGAGGTGTGGAGGTCGTAAGCATGGCAAACCGCCGACGCGATATAGGAGACATTGGCAACCTCGGAAAGCGTTACCTTGAAGGGCAGAGCATCCGACAGCTCGCCCGCGAGTTGAAGGTTAGCGACTGCCTCGTCGCCCATCGGCTGAAGGAGGCGGGCGTCCATGCCGCTCGGGATGCCAGCTTCTATCACTCCCCCGAAAGAATGGTCGCTTGTCACCTCGCCAGACTCGGGGGGCGGGATGGGCTGTCCGTCAGGGTTGCGAGGGCAAAGACGCGCCAGCGCCTCGGCCTTGGTATCGGCCCAAGGGAAGGTGAGGTCGCCCGTGTCCTTGACGCCTTGGGCGTGGCGTACACGAGGCAGTTCGCCCTCGGCCCATACAACATAGACCTTTCCCTCACAGAACTCCCCGTCGCCGTGGAAGTTGTCTCGGGCGGCGGGAACCCACGCTGTCGCGCCGGACGCCCCGAGAGAATCAAACACATCCTCAACGAGGGCCTCCACCTTCTGGCCGTCAAGTTCCACGGGAAGCAGGCTTCGGTCGGGCCTGCCCTTTACGACTACCTCGTCGCCTACCTTGACCTCATTCGCGGGAACCCATCCGCGCCCCGTCAGTACAGGATGGTGAGGGCCGATGGTCAAGCTGTGACCCACCGCCGTCGTAAGGGTAATGAGCGGCCCCCTGTATCGCGCCTTGAACCCAATCCTGAGCCGTCCCACGGGGAGGACTAGTGTTCCGTTGGGGATAAGGTTCGGATGTTCAATCGGATTTGCCATCGCCTCGGCCACCGTCCAGACCTCCCCGTCTATGGCCTCACACTCGGGGCAGGGGTTGTCGCCCATCCCGTCGTGCACGATGACATGGGTGACGCCCATCTCCTTCATCCCGCCGAGGACGCCCGCGTTGAAGGCGAAGGCGCTTTCGGTTCGGGCGATCATCATGGAGCGGTAGGGCAGGGCGCTCTCCATCACGGTGTCCACCGAGCGGGCGAGTTCCGCGATGGTCTGTCCTTGGGAGACCCCGTCCGCCACCACGCTCTGAATCCCATCGCGGATGTCGTCCCCGATGCGCCACGAGGCGTCGGGGTTGACCTTCCAGCCGTCCCCGTCCGGGGAAAGCCCCACGAGTTGCGCCGCCCGTTCCTCCGCGTACTCGCGGGCGAACTGTACGCCCCGCCCGTACTCCATGCCCTGAGCCGCGGCCCCCGCAAGGGTGACCTCCTCCACCCAGGCTATAAGGTCGTCCATCAGGGCCGTGTTGAACCCCATCTCCGCGAGGGTGTCAGGGTCAAAGGCGTGCAAGGCGCGGGCGCTTACCTCCGCCGCGTGGGCGGTATCAGGCACGGCGAACCTCCTTGAGCATCTCCTCCTTGTACCGCTTGGTCATACGCTCCAGCGCGACATGGAACAGGGCGGCTCCCCTCGGCATCAGGGCGGCGACCTCGGGGGACTCGGTGACGCGGGCCACCCCCTTCTTCCGGCGGGCCTTGACCACCGCAGCGGCCACCTCCTCGGGCGTTCCGTCCGCCGCCTTGGCGACGGCCTGCTCCTCGGGAGAGAGGTGGTTCCAAGTAAAGGCCCGCTTTCCCGACGCCTTCCTGACCCAGTTCCTGTACTGGACGACCTCGGCCTTGATGGCCGCGCCCTCGGCATCGGCCCTCAGGGCGGCGGAAGTCGCCGCCTCGGCCATAGGGGCGGGGGACGGCGCGCCGCCGAAGGGCGACCCTATTATGGGGGCCGCGGGGGCTTCCAAGGGGACATACCCCGACTGGACCAGAACCATCGGCCTGCCCGCGGCGGGGTCGGAGAATGGTTCCATCCCGCGCCCGGCCCGGACCTCGTTCACGGTCACGACTCCGGCTTTGAGCAAGGTATCGTCTTCCCGAAGCTGGATATCCCTGTTCTCCGCTTTCTCTTCCACCCACTCGAAGGACAGGTCGGGCCGTCCGAGATCGACCGCGATGAACTCGTCCAGGGTTTCTTCGATGAACCGCTGGATGACCTGCACCCCGGCCTCGGCGTTCATGTTCATCCCCTCGCTCCCTACACCAAGGGAGGAGGTCTTCGTGACCCAGACGGGCGAGACGCCGACGCACCACGAGAAGGCTCTCATGAGGTACTCGTCGAACTCGTATTTCCACTCGACCTCTTCGCGCCCGTCCACGACGGTGGACCCCGTAGGGACCACCATCGCCTTGTGCTTCTGCGCCGTGTTCCCCGCCATGAGGTTGTCAATGAATTCCTGGAAGGCGAGGATCTTGCTATCGGGCCACCCCTCCGGGGCGCTAATGAACTTCGGGGGGAGGTTGCTCCCTGCATACCAGTTGATGTAGTAACTCGACCGCTGAAGGACCAAGACCGCCAGTTGCAGGCACGCCTCGACGGCGCTGTAGCCATAGGGGCTGTAACTCCTGGGGTTGAACGGGCGATAGATAAACTCGTCGCTCGTGTACTCCCGATATGGGAGGCCGTAGAGGTATTGGTAGAAGGCCGGGTTCGGGGGGGTCGGATAGCGTCCCTCACTGGTCACGATGGGGACGATCGTAGCCGCGTCCACGGGAATGAGCCCGCCGCGAGCGCCAGACAGGTTGATCATCTTCCCGAGCGACATCGCGCCACAAACGACGATGTCTTCGACCACCTTCCCGAGCCAATCCGAAAAGAAGGTTTCCCCGTCGGGCTTCCTGAACGCTTCGATGACCGGTTGCGCTTCGTCCCCAACGACCTTCGCGTCCTTCGGCACGATGTCCCAATGCAACGCGCGAAGCTGGCGCTTGAGGTCGTCTATCACGATCCGGATCCCGCTCGCGTTCTGCGCAAGGGCCCTGAGTTGCTCGAAGGTCGCCCCGCCCTTCTTGCTCGTGGAATAGATGAGGTTGTACCCGATCTCTGGACCCCAGGCGATCGGCGGGGAGCCGAAGGGGGTGGACGGCGGGAGGGGCGGCATGGGGGAGAAGGGGTCGCCGTTGGGGTTGTACGCGGTCATCTGGCCCTGCATGAGTGCGCCCTGCATCATCCCGGCCATCGCGTTGTTGAGCGGGACGGAGGACGCCACTACGGCTTGCTCGGCCTTCTTCACCCGTTTTATCTCAATTCCCAGCAGGCGCATTCGTTCCCTCCATTAGCGAGACCCATCCCGCGAAAGTTCTCCCGAGCATAAGTTCGGTCATGGCCCAGACTACCGCGTCCAACCTGTTGGGGGAAGCTTGGCCGCCCGCCGCCTCGTAGGTGCAAAGCTCGTCTTCCAGTTCGGGGAACGCCCCCAGATGGTGAATCTTGGATTGCTCGTAGAGGGCCGCGACGGGTTCGGCTCGCGCGTACTTTCCCCGGCTGGCGTGGAGCGCCGTATAGGCCACCGTCTGGTCGACCGACCGGAGGGCCATCTCTACGAGGTCCCCTCCGTTGTTGACCTCTGCCACGATTCGGTCCGCGGCGTGCTTGTGGTAGAGCATGACGGCACGCTGGGCCCACTCGTTGGGGGAGAGCCTCGCGGTCCGGTCCTCCATGAGATACCCGTGTCCGTCCTCCCCCATGCCGGCCACCACGAGGCCGCACTCGTCGCTCGTGTCCCGGTTGCTCACGCTCGGGTCCACCGCGACGACCACCCTCCGCATCGGGGGGAGCTTGTCCACGCGGGTGGCCTCGATCATGTCCCGTGACCACAGCGCACCGGGCGCGTCCTCGAGAACTTCCCCCTCAAGTTCCTGACGCCCCAGCCTCGTCCCCTCGTATCGCGCGACGACCTTGTCTCGGAATACCGGCGAGAGGTTCCGGAGATTCTCGTAGGTCGACCCCGTGGTCACATGCGTGGTGGCGGCGGCGAGGAGTTCCTTGATGATCTTGACCGGCCTCGGCGTGGTCGTGACGACCACCCTGGGGCGCTGGCCGAGGCGCAGGCCGAACATGAGCTGATCCCAGGTTTCCGGGTAGCGCCACGAGGCGAGCTCGTCCGCCCACGCCCCATCGTGCTGTGGGCCGCGTAAGGAGTCCGGCTCGTCCGCCGTGTAGGTCGTTGCGATGGCCCCGTTCGGGAAGGTGATGCGCCGGGCCGAGGGC